ATACAAAGCAATGATGAAGCTATTACTAGAGATGGTCGTATGGCCATCACCTTTCTTGATGATTCTATAGTAAAACTAACTGAGCACTCTAAGTTGGTTATCACAGAGTATGTATTCGACCCTGACCCAAGTAAGTCAAAAATGGCCCTTACCTTTGGCCTTGGCACAGCTAGGTTTATTAGTAGTAATTTAAACAAAATAAATAAGAGCAATATAAAGTTATCCACACCCACAGCTGACATAGCAATTAGGGGTACAGACTTTACTGCTACAGTAGATGAGCTAGGCCGTAGTTTAATTATTTTACTACCTGACCCTTATGGATTATCTAGTGGTGAGATAGAGGTAGTTACCGCTATGGGCACGGTTTTACTGAACAAACCATACCAGGCTACTACCGTTTCTGTATACGAATCAGCTCCAACCAAACCAGTTATTTTAGATTTAACTCTTGATGTTATAGACAATATGTTGATTGTTACACCACCTGAGAAAGAAAAGTTATCCACAGAAGAGTCCACAGCTACACAAAGCGAAAGCGTATTGGATTTTAATGAACTTGATATTGATTATTTAGATGTAGATTATTTAGGTGAAGACGATTTAGAGTTTACAGAACTAGATATAAACTTTTTAGATGTTAATTATCTTGAAGATCTGTTAAATGTATTAGATGCTTTAGCTGTCGCAGAGGAAGAAGACCAGTTAGCACAAGCTACAAGCACGCAAATAACTGGGACTTTGTTGGGAAAAGACCCTGATACACAAATTACTACATTAATAACAGGAAATGTAGTAAGCTTAAGAAGAAGTGTAAATGAGTCTGTACAACTAGATGTAAATGGAAGTGAGTCTTATACAGTAATATTTATACAAGATGGGGTTTCTAACGTTGTTAAAATTAATGGTGGAGGAGATTCTATTATAACAATCACTCAAGGAGGATAAGGTGAAGAAATGGATTTCGTTAATTAGCATACCCATACTTTGTGTGCCGTTACTTTTTAACTGGCAAGCATTAGAAGTTCTTAAATTAAAAACATTTGACGCCCTCGTACAAACACCAGATCCTTCTGGCTGGTTTACCACGTTAGATATAACAGAAGAAGATGTAGCACTTGCGGGCGGTTGGCCATATCCTCGTCAGGATCTTGCACGTATTCAATTAGACCTTATGGAAGCAGGTGCGGTAGGAGTTGGTTGGGTTGTTGCTTTTCCACAGGAAGATAGGTTTGGTGGCGATCAAGCATTTGCAGATGCACTCTTACAGATACCGAGTGTCATTGCTACCTTTGAAGGCGGGGCTTCTTACGCACCAACTACAGGCACAGTTATATTAGGAGACGGAGAACCTATACAAGGGATTGAATCTCAAGGTGTTATTGGAAATGTGCCCGTGCTAGCAGAGTCTGCTTACCAGGGGCTGGCAGTTGCACGAACTGATGTAGATAATTTAGTAAGACGATTACCTTTGTTGCTTCAGACTCCAGATGGTTGGACTCCATCCTTTGGTGTGCAGGTTATCAAAATGCTGGCAGGTGCAGATACTTACATAATTAAAGGACAGCAAGGTCAAATAGAAGAACTTACTGTAGCTGGGTATGCACAGATACCAGTAGATAGCATTGGACGTAGGTGGGTTTCTTGGATTGACACGCCAAGTACTAGTTTAGATGAGATGAATGTAAAAGATAAGTTTGTGTTTGTAGGAGTAAGTGCAAAAGGTGTAATGCCTCAAATAGCTACGCCAGTTGGGTTATTGTACCCCCACCATGTACAAGCTGCGTTAGCTGAAAGCATGACCGTAAACGTACCAGCAATACCAGGCACTGCACTACTATATGAATTACTTATCCTTGTAACAGTATTACTATTAACAATATTTATAATACGTACATTTGGGTTAATCGGAACCATAGTAGGGACCGTGGGCCTCGTGTCGTTGACCGCGGTCGGTGGTTGGTATTTAATTACATCTAATATACTTATAGATGTAACTTATAGTATATTATCAGCTATACTTATATCTATACAAGAATTTTATTTAAGATTTAATGAGCAGTTTAAGCTACGACAGTTAATTAAAAAACAGTTCGAGCATTACTTAGATCCTAGACAAGTTGCACGATTACAAAATAATCCAGAGTTACTTAAGTTAGGAGGTGAAAAGCGAACTTGTACGTTTTTATTTACTGACGTTAGAGGATTTACAAACTTGTCTGAAAAGTTAGAACCAGAGCAAGTTACTAAAATTATGAATAAAGTTCTTACTGAACAAGTCAATTGCATACAAGCACACGGGGGTATGGTTGATAAGTTCATAGGCGACGCATGCATGGCTATCTTTAACTCCCCCCTAAACTTAGATGAACATGAACAACGTGCCGTCGCCTGTGGCCAGGACATACGTACTTGCATTCATTTGTTACAAACTGAATTACCTGAGCCAATAGCTATAGGTATAGGTATAAATACTGGCGAAGCAATAGTAGGTAATATGGGCTCGGACTCTCGTTTTGACTATTCGGCCATAGGAGATGCTGTGAACATAGCTGCACGATTAGAGAGTGCAACTAAAGAAGCGGGTGTAGATATATTAATTGGAGAACGTACAGCACAGAAGGTAGACAAATGTTGCTTACACGATACGATAAAAGTAAAAGGTAAAGCAAAAGCTTTGAAGGTGTATACTATATAGATGGCTAGAAACTATAAAGGAGAATATGCAAACTACCATTCTTCTCCTGAACAAAAGAAAAGACGTGCTGCTCGTAATAAAATACGTAGACAAATGTTAAAAGAAGGTAGGGTTAGAAAAGGAAGTCAAATAGATATACACCATATAGATGGAAATCCTGCAAATAATTCACGAAGTAACGTAGTTTTACAACACAGATCAAAAAATAGGTCTTTTAAGAGAAAATGACCTCACAGTATTTATTGTAAGACGTTTTAAGCACATGGTCCTTGTGCAGACATCAAAAACATGTGTAATGCGTTAGAGAGCTTCTACGTAGCTCCTACACCATTTTAGTTTTTTTTAAGGTTTTAAGTAGTCTGTTTAGATACCATTCTGCTTTTTTAAGGTCTTCGACTCCTTTCTTAGCTTCATACCGCCACATATACTTTTGTATGTTACCTTTTAAGTAACCTTTGAAAGCTTCTGGTGTCATACTAGCTTCTATTGCATCTATACATTCTATGCCTCCCATGTTGTAGTGAGGTGGTGAGTTAACCATGTCTGTCATTTTTGTCTCCTAAACAGTGTTTTGTAAGTGCTTGTATAAAATCTTTAAATGCAACTGCGTTTTTATTAAATTCTTTTAAAGTAATTTCTTTAAGTTTAAAATCTTCAGTTACGTACACAAGATCTCCAGAACCAAATACTACGTATGTATATACATCATGCTCTGCTTGACGCATCAACCAAAGTCTTTGTTGTTGTGATAAGTTAATTTTTATTTTAGATGTTTTTTTTAGTGGCAATTTATCTTTGTATTTATATTCTATCCAACAATGATTATTAGGGCCTGAGTAATAAGTATCAGGCACACCGCCATGATATGGATCATTTATCTTCCAACGATAAATTTCTTTAGACAAGTGCTTATGCACTTTGTTTATGAACTCCTTTTCTTGCACATAAAAAGTATACCATACGTACTTAGGTGCGACAGTATAGGTCGCACCCGTACGAATACTTATCTAGGAGTTGTTAGCAAAAGTCTTTTCGTAAAAACTTTTTGCTACATTATAAGTTTCTTCTTTTAACCAACCTACATTAGATACAGCGATATTCATAAATCGTTGTCCTGTTTTATTAGCAGTTTGAACTGAAGCCATTTTCCATAAAGAAGCAAATCTATCGCCACCTAATTTCATAATTTGAGTATTCCATTCTCTAGATACTCTTAACTTAGAAATTGCGCAATCAAACAAGAAAGGTATTTCTGATATATCACCTGACTTTTCATCTACTTTTAACAAAGTATGAGTTTGCGTTCTGTTTATATCATAATCTTCTACCTTAAGATTTTCGCTTTCTAAATGTTCTAAAGCTTTATCTTGTGTAGGAAATGTACCTACAAGTCCGCCACCTTTTTCTAATTGTTTCCACACAACAAATTCTTCTTTGAAGTGCACATTAACTAGATAAAGTTCTTTACCGTAGTTTTCTTTAGTTACAGTATTAATGAAGTCGCCAACTTTAGCGCCATCAATATACTCGCTGTGGTTTTCATCTACTTCATTTGATAACTGCTGCAGCTGTTTCAAACGTGGAGTAGATAAATGTTCTGAGCTAATGTTTTCATTACCCAGGTTGTTGCCTTGTTTTACATGAGCAGGCATATTGCTCGTTACTATACTTATATCATTAGACATAGAACGTTCTCCTTTTTTATCTAATATTAATATTATGCTGACCTAAAATTTATTCGGGTCAACTCCGTACTTTTAACACCAGGTACATCTATACCAGATGCTATAAGTTCTCTGTAAGCGGTTGCAGACACGCGCTTTTGCAATAACTCAAACTGATTAGTTTTAGTTACATGCTCATGCAATTGGTCCCAGTCCTCTACAGTTGGCACAATCTCATTTTTAAGTGAAATTGTACAAATATCATTAGAAATCTTGTCGAGCCCTTGCTCTTGCATCCTAATTGATATTTGACTTTCTAGCTCGCGTTGTTGTGATTTAAGAAGTTTTTCTTCTGATTGCACAACTTTAATTTGATTACGAACTTTAGCTGTTTCTGCTAATAAATCATTTAATTTTTTCATGATACCTCCTTTAAGATATGTAATAAGTTTTCCATACGACCTAACTTAGTATTAAGTTTTTTGTATACTTCAGGTTCCCAAGTATTTCTTGCTTGGATAAGTATTGTTTCGGTTTTTTGTGTTTGGCCTGCTCTATATATACGCTGATTAAATTGTTGGTAGTGTTCAGCATTGTACGTAGGCGAACACCAGATTACAGTGTTTGCACGAGTAAGTGTTAAACCATGAGAAGCTGATTGTGGATGGCAAAACAACACACGTATTTGACCTGCTTGATATCTAGCAACTATATTTTTACGTTTTTCTGCTGGTACTGTGCCGTCAATAATGTCATATGTAATACCTTCTTTGTTAGCTAAATCTACTAGCGCGTCACGTTCGTGCTTCCAATTGAATGCTACAAGACTATGTGCACGTTGTGCTACAAGAGTCATGACTATGTCGTAACGTTCTTGGTGTACAAACTGAACCACACCATCTTCGTCGTACACGGCGCCTGTCACAAGTTGTAACAGCTTTTTGACACGAGCAGCAGCGTTGATTGCATTAACTGTGCCTGATTTAGTGTACAGGACTGATTCTTCAGCTAATGTCTTATATTGTTTTTGTATATTAGGAGTTAGTTTTGTATTAATAGTACGTACAATATTGTCTGGTAGATCTATACAATCGGATAAAGCAAATCGTATAGATATGTCAGATAATCTATCTGCTATAGTTTCTTCTATACCAGGTTTATCTATCCATTCATTAGCAAAACCATTAAATTTTGGTGTACAAGCTTGATGTCTAAAAGCATAAAATCTTGTACCTAAACGTTTACCATTATCTATTAAGTAAGTTGGATGCCAAATATCTAAAATAGTATTACTGTTAGGAGTGCCTGACATAGCAATTCTATTTGTAAAATGTCCAATAATTTTTGCAAGATTTTTACTACGTTTAGCTGTGCGATTTTTAAAAGCTGTAAACTCATCAATAACAATATTATTAAATTGTTTACAATATTGTGGATTTTTTTGTAAAAAGTTAACAGCTTCAAAATTAGTTATAACTATATCAAAGCTAGTATCTTTAAATATTTTTTCTCTATTTTTTGCATAGGCAACTCCATATGTAAGTCCAGGGGTAAATTTATGTATGTCTTCTCCCCATGCGGCTTCAAGAATAGAAAGAGGAGCAAGAACTAACGTGCGACCTCCGAGTGCAGCATGCGCATCGAGCACGGCTCGTGTTTTGCCAGTACCAGGATCTGATGTAATTAAACACTGTTTGGTGTTTATAATAAAATCAGTTGTGGTTTTTTGATGCGCGTAAGGCGCAGGGATATTATTATTTATCATCTATACTCCACCATTGCGTTCGGTGTTATTTGGGTGAACGCTTATGTAATGTTAATTATACTTAACTTATTCCCCATTCACAATGGGGTTCTTGACCTTTACCAAAAGAACACCACCTACAGTTATATGTACTAGGATTTGGTGGAAATTTAGTAGCAGTAGTCATAGTTATTGCTCGCTCGTGTAGCTTAGGCATAAAAAGCATAGCTTCATCTCGCGTATATGTTTGTTCCATAGTTGTACCATGGTCTAAATACCAAAGTTCTGTGTTTAATATTTCTAAGTCTGGGAACATAAAGAAAGTACTTATTGCATATATTAAAGCTTGTTGGCTGTGCGCAATTTCATTGCCAAGTTGTTTACCTGTTTTGTAATCTATTACACGAGCTGATGTATCTGTTTCTTGTACGAATGCATCTAATTTAACTCGTGCCCAAGTATCAGGAGAAATCCAACCTGTTGGTTCCCAGGATAAGGTAAACCCCCATTCTCCTTCAGTTTGGACTTTTCCATCTGCAAAAAGTTGTTTTAGCTCTAAAAATTTTTGTGAAAATTTCTTGAGTGAATCTGGTAATTCAGACATTTCGCTACGTACATATTGTTCTGCTTGATTATGTATACGTGTACCGCGTTCTGCTGCAGGTCCGTAGTCTTCTTGCACACGTTTTACTTTAGAAATGTAAGTGCGATAAGCGCAAGATTCAAAGGTTTTTAAGGCGGAGTATGACCATGCAGGTACTAGCCCTAGTTCGATATCCTCCGTGACCTCAACTGTTGCTATTAGGTCTGGACGATTGGGTTGCGTTAGATTGTCCATTATCTAATAAGTTTAAATCCCTTTCGTCAAAATGTTCTTTTATTAACTGTTGTAAAACATTATTATCTATTTTCCATGTCAACACAACCCCACGGGGTATACCAGCTGCACGATCTTTGCTAATACGTTTACGTGCAGTCTTAATATTTAGCCGTGACATACGTTTAGAAAACTCTCGTTGTGATAAAGTATTACGACTATCTGTAAGTACATCGTATACAACTTTAAAGTGAGCTAAAGGTATAACTTGTTCTTGTCCTACACCAGCTAACCAATCTTTAAGATATCTTTGTGCTGTACTAATACCACCTGCGTCAAATGTATTTGCAAGTGGTATATCTAATACGTCTGCAAAATATTCAAGGTTGCGTGTACGTATTGCATTTGCAAATTCTTCTATAATAGACATAGATACTTCTTTCATTTCTTTTTTTGCATCGTTTTCTAAAGCTGTATGCGCCATACGTGCATCAACTTTAAATTTTTGTAATATGCCTGCAACAATATACAACTCTGGTTCTAACGTATTTAAATTTTGTAATAATTCTGGATGCACTTCTTCTATTTTTTGTTCTTGTCTAGGAGCTACGTTGTATCTTCTATCGCTGTCTTCTATCTTGACTGCATCTGCTCTGTTTGTAAGAAATAAAAAGTTTGTAAAAGAAGGTAATTCTATTTGATTAGTACGCATTGCACGTATTGTAAGATTAGGTTCTGTAATTTGATGTTTAAGTTTATCGGCCATACGCCCTACAGATCCTGAATCAGCCATACGAAACTCATCAACTACTAAAAACAATGCTGTTCTCATATATAAATTAAATTGTTCTTCTATATTTTCTAATGCTCTCATTGGCGTTTGCATTTCACCAAATAAAGGTTTAAGTATTTTATGTACAAACAAACCTTTACCAGTGCCTGGTATACCTGTAAATATCCAAGCAGTCATTGTTTTCTTTTTGTATTGGTATATATAAGCTAACCAATTTATAAAATGTTCAAATTCTGGTTTACCGTTACCAAGTGCGTGCATTATAAGTTTATAAAAATTAGGTGCAACTTTTGCTATTTGAATTGCTTCACCGTATGAAAGTTCTTTTACATTTTCTTCTGCTCGTAACATGTAAGGTGTACGTCTAAATAAATTTACTGAATATGGAACGGTCTCCAAGTCCACACCTTTATCACTGCTTGGATCAAAAACAACACGAGCATCTGGAACAAAATCCATGGTAGGGCGACCATGAGACTTAAGGAAATCATTAACACTGCTTTTAGCGGTGGGCGTGAGCGGGTACTCATCGTCAAATTGTTGTTTTGTTTCATCATACACTCCGTTGTAATATGTATCTGTGAAAAAATCACGTAATACGATTGGCTTCTTTTTAGATTCTGTATCTATCTTATCTGCAAATATTTCAAAGATACTGCGATAAAAATCAGGATCTGCTTTTTCTATTTCCCAAACAGGTTCTCCTTTAAAGTTGTACATGTAATGTGGGTTAGTCAATACAAAATAATATGCACCGCTGTCACCATTGTTTACATTACAGTTAACAAAAGGTTCGGACACACGAGAGACCTGGATGGTCATTTTGTCTGGGTTTTGTAACACCTCATGTGCTTCTCCTGAGACGTTGACCGTAGTTACTTTACCTACTCTTTTTGGAAGGTTGTTTTTCTTCCTAAGATTATCTTTAATTTGCAAACCAAGGGTGTGTACCTTTTCAGGATTTACACCAATTAAAGAAGAGGAGATCTCAAGGGTTGGCGAACCACGGTCAACCTTAACAAATCTTTCATTCAAGTAAGGATCTTCCACCCCTACAAAAGTAGGAGGAGCTATGTATATTAATTTACTATTATCTGTTACTGAAGGGTCTAATATATAAGATAAACTTTGACCATTAGCTGATAAGGTTATTTGTTCAGCAAGAAAATTGCTGTCATAATTTACCATACGAATAAAGTCTTTTAAAGTTTTTGGATGTACAGGCATGTCTAAAAGAAAGAATAGATGCATTGACACAGTATTCTTTTTAAAACCTAAAGAAGCACTAGCTTGGGCAATGTAACTTACATTATGAAAACACTCTGGTAATTGTAAAACTATTTGTTCCGCGACAGTACCAATACCAACATTACCTGTTTTGTACGGAAGACCGTCTATATCTATTACAAGTAATTCTGTAGTTGCAGTACGATCACACATAAAGGCTCTGGGCTCATCATTAAGTGGACGTTTAAGTAATCCTTTGTGTAAACAAGCTCCAGCTGCGGCTTGTTGTGTAAGTAATTTATATAATTTATTAAAACCTTTTTTGTCTACAGATATATCATAATGTTCAGAACTAAAATTCTTTATAAGTGGATATGGTTTGACTCCCTCTTTTGATATTTCTTTGGATAAAGATTTCTTGGCTTTTAAGAAAACAATTTCCATATTTAAATCTCCTTATCTAAGTATACTTCCTCTCTATCTATACGTACAGATTTATCGGCTTCGAAGCCTAATTTGCATTGCGCAGTTGAGATATTGGTTATAGTTATCGTACATAATTTACGTCCGTTTTGATGGACTATTACACGATCGCCTGTTTTTCTAGTGAGTATTAAGTTTTTATTTGTCATATATCTTACTTACACCACCTTCAGCATCGAGCGGTAAATCGTCACACCATTCAGGAGGTGTACGCATTATTTGGATAATTTTATCCATTGTAGCATCAGCATCTACTTTAGAGCCAATAGCTATAATTTCGTCGTGTACCTGCATGACTAGGTCTACTTCAGGTAATGTTTGTATGTCTAGCATTTGATCTGTAATAACTATACGAGCAAGTGCTTGAACTACATTTTCTGTAACTCTAGGGCCGTGTGTGCGTATAAAAGTACCTTTGTTAGTATCGTACACAAATTGGCCTCCTTGAAAACGCAGTTCTGGATATTTAAGTGACATATTGTTTGGTAACTCAAGAGCTTTTCGGTTAATAGTAAGAGGTCCATATTTTAAACCTACACCACGTGGGTTTACCATTTGGAAAAGTGCATCTTTCATTCCGGACCAAAGTCGGGGAATGTTGGGATACATACCACGATACTGCATAACAATGTTTTGTGCTACAGAATCGGATATATCAACAGAAGGAGAACCAGTTTTAAGTGTTAGTTTAAATTTATCGGCTCCCATTCCATACCCCAGACCGAGTATAGCTGTTTTACCTACATATCTTTCTAGCTTATTGTCTTTCGTAATTGTACGACCATATATCTGTGAAGCAAATTCACAATATACATCACGGCCTGTGGCAAAAGCTTGTACGAGTTCGTGTTCTTTAGCCAGCCAGGCTAGCATACGTGCTTCAATGTTAGACAGATCAGCTATGTACAGTCGTTGTCCTTCAGGGGCCATGATTGCACGTCTAAGTGTTGATCCTCTTGGCAGGTTTTGCAGGTTAATTTTGTCTGAGCCACCAAAACGGCCTGTATGTGCAGCATAGTAACGCAGTGGTATGCTGAATGTACCGTCAGGGTTGGTAGAATCAATAAATCTTTGAGCACGAGTTTCTTCAATACGTGACTTTACCAGCTCTCTGGCTTCCCAAATGTTCGAATGTTCTGGATACATGTTGCACATTTGTATGTAAGCACTGTCGTTTTTACCGAATGCAGGTATTTGTTGGCCTGTTGTAGGGCTTTTTTTTGTAGGCACTACAATATCTAATGATTCAAGATGTTCTTTAAATTTAACTTGTGAAGCAAGAACTTCTCTCGTACAACCTGACAGCTCGATGGCTTTTTTTGTGCGAGTTGCTATTTCGTCTTTGTAAGTTGTCAATAATCCACGGTCTAATATAAGTTTTGGTTCTACAAACATACGTACAGTAAGGTCAATAAGATGCAATTCTTTGTCCGGATAATTACGTGCATAGCTTTGGAAGAGCTCGTACGTCAAGTCGACATCTTGTATACAATATCCGCCTATCTCTGCGTCAAGGTGAGGATCTAAATCACGCACGCCTTTAGCGTTAACTAATTCTTCACCCTTACGTAAATCGGTTCGAGATGGGAATTCACGCACGACGCAATCTTTCAATCGAGCAGACATATTTGGATACAAACCCCGACTCATGGCCGCAGTGTCGTAGTAATACGCAGGCTTGTACCCAAAATATTGTGTAAGAATATAAGCGTCAAATAATGTATTATGGCAAACGACTGCAGTATTACTCCAATCAATTTGTTCCAAAACGGAGGGGGTCTCATCTTCTGAGTACCACTCGGTTTCATTATCTTCAACCTTTATTCCTACGCCCCAAACTTTAAAATCTGTGTGGTTAATGTATTGAACTGTTGACATCTTAGTAAGCGACAGTTGCACATCGTAATAAGTTTCGAAATCTAAATAAATTTTTTGCATTAGAGTTCCTCCTTGAACTTTTGCATTTTTGTGCACCAGTCTTCGTACTCGCTACGTTTTGCACGTTCCCAACCAATTTGCTTGCTGGTGTACATAGTGTAAGCTACTGATATACGGACGTATTTCCATTGTATATAAGGTAAATCGGTTGGATCATTGTATGTATAAGGATGCACAGGATTGCGCTTTACATATACATACTTAGGTGGTGTCATTTAATTACTCCTTAATTAGTTGACAAAAAGGTATTGTGCCTTTATGACTATAGATGTTACCTAATTTTGGGTAACATAACAACTAAAGGTGAAATTATGGCAACTTTTACAAGTGACATGGTTAGTGGTAACCAATCTTTCAAACCTTTTCCAAGTGGAAATGTAGGTGTTAGAAAGGGAAAAATCACAATAACTGCAGCACCAAACGCAGCTGACGTATACCAAATGGTAGATGTTTTTGCTGGTGAAACAGTTCATGATGTAATACTTAAGTCTAGTGATTTAGACGGCGGAACAGCTCTTGTGTGGGATGTTGGTGACGGCACAGATCCAGACTATTACATTGACGGTTCAACAGCAGGTCAAACTGGTGTTAGTGATGACCAAGATGCAAACGTAGCGCCAAAGGAATACACAGCAGATGATACTATTGATATCACTTGCCAAGTAGCTCCAGGCTCTGATGTTGCAACTGGTACGTTAGAACTTTGGGTATATATATCCTAAGTTAAAAGCGCATAGCCCAAGCAAACGGGAAGCTGTAACTTGGGCTACACTAATGCCACTCTTTGGCATGTTCAGGCGGTGACTCTAAGAGGTACTTCGGCTACCTTGGTATAGTACCAACCCGTCTAGACTCGCATGTAATAGAGTCACCTAAACTAATTAACTCTCTATCTCCTTCTCATTGCGCGATGGCCGGTCGCATTTCTATCGCGTTCCGCACGTGCTCTGCCAACCTTGGAGGGCTTTTCGTCAAGAGAGTTAAACTTAAAAGCGACGGTTCAATGTGCATTCGGGGCGCGACCCCAGTAGACTATTCGATTACGCACTCTAGTCTGGGAGGTTTCTGGTGCAACCGTCTATCCCGCAGGAAACTTAATGTATATTTACGCCATTACGAGGATCAAAATCTGGATGTTCTCTTACAAAGTCTGTCCAGCTGCCGTCGTAAGCGCATGAAAACATGATGCACAGTTGTACATCATCGGTAGACATAGCATATTTGCTAGCAGTAGGTTCAACACCATGGGTCATGGCTTCTTCACCTATGTCCATCATTGCTGATTTAAGTCTGCCCATATTCATTCCTTGGATATAATTCTTGAAACTTCATTGTTGCTTGTTCATGCGTTAATTGAGTTTCATAATATTTTTTACGTTCAAAATGAACAGCATCAATCCAGTTACTCATATTTGCCTCATATGAAAGATCTGTATTGTATTGCCATTGCTTTTCTTTTACTAATTCCATTAGTCGTCCCCCATTAGTTTATTAGTTAATAATACCTCATTCATTGATTCTTTCAACTCGTCAGGTATTATTTGATCTGGAGTCATACGATTAGCTGGAGCTTTAGGTTTAGCTTTAGCGAACATACGTTGCAGATATTCATCTGGTACAAGATCTTTACCACCAGGCCACTCATCAATAAATCTTTTAAGTGTTGTTATTTTGTCAATAT